GGCAGCGCTACGTAATAGACACAACCCACAATGCTGCAACGAGTATAACCCTAGACTTGTCCCAAATTTATACAGATTTATCAAGAAGTTTCTCTGCCACCCCAAGCGAGACACCATTGACGAATATGTCGCACGAATTACAGACAGTGGTAAGCGAAAACTTTATGCCGACTATGCCGCTTCCATGCGTAGCGGAAATCAGCGCTTGCGGAGCTCTATCACTGCTTTTACTAAGATTGAGAAAATGGCGACAACAAAGTATAAAGCACCCAGACTTATCCAGGCACGACACATTACCTTCAACATCGAATATGGAAGGTATATCAAGCCAATTGAATACACACTGTGCCACACCCACAAGAATCGTCACTTATTTGGCAAGGGCGATTATGACGAAATCGGCCGTAGAGTGCATAAACTTGCATCCAAGTACAAGTATGTCACTGAGGCTGATCACAGCGAGTTTGATGCTCATGTGACATTAGAGCATCTACGTCTCACTCATGTATTTTATCAGGCATGCTTCCATCATGACAAAAATCTAAGATGGTTATCAAAACAAACATTACGAAATAGTGTTAAGACCTTTCATGGGGATAAGTGGACCATTAAAGGCACACGCATGTCTGGAGACGTAGATACTAGTTTAGGTAATTCACTTATTAATTACTCGATTTTGAAATTTGCGCTAGAACAAATGGGATTGAAAGGGGAGGTTATAGTTAATGGCGATGACAGCTTAATATTTACCAACGTGCCGGTGTCCTCCGATGAATTTATTGCAATCTGTAGGACGTTAAATATGGAAACAAAGATTGCTCTCGTGACGGACTTGATACACGAAGCCGAGTTTTGTAAAACTAAACTCGTATACCGATCAGATGGGAAACCAACTATGATGTATAATCCAAAAAGGATGGTTGACATCTTCGGAATGCAATATAAACATTTACGCCTTGATGTTGAATATTGTTATCAAGTAGCTATCGGCATGAAAATGATGCACAAGAATACCCCCTTGCATTATTATTGGGATGACGTCATTAGTAAATTGTATTCAAAATGCAATACAAAATATAGAGACAAATTGAGTCTCCTTGATCTAAACTTACGGTTACAAATCAAGTTACAACAAGGCACTATAATCTCCAATAGCGAATTCACTCAATCCATGTTTCAAGCCTGGGCAGAAGAAATCTACTATCTGAAGCGTAATTGGCGAACCCTCTTAAATGTTCGTCCTTCCCTGATTAAACGAATAAGTATCGATCATGACAATAAAAAATTAGACATCTCATAAGGTCACCACACCGTTCACTCGCATAGCGGGGGTTGAGCTCGGATACTCTCAGAACGGCGCCGTATGAATACTCATTCCATCCACAACTAGTATGTAAGAATCAGGCTGGCGGGTTCGGGGTAGCAACTTAAGCAGACATGCATTGGCCTGTTGTACCCACGCGATGGTTC